TTGATATATGCTGAACTTTGCGATATAGAATCGCTCCTTTAGGTTATTATCATGAAACTTACTTTGACAAAACAAGAAGTGCTTCTCATCCAGAAGTTGCTCAACACTTACAAAAACGAGTTGCCCGATGACGGAACAGAGAAGCATGGACGTTTTGTCGGGAAGCTCTGCAAGAAAATCAAAAGACAAGTTATTAATCAATTAAAATAATATGGAAATTACAATCAACAAACCGACCGAGTTTGAGGCGGTCTATCTGAAAGTAGATGCAGGTATCCGCTATTGGGAAGACGCAGAAGTTAACGGAGTGAGAGACATTGATTTGTGCGAGAGTAAAGGCATAGGTAAACCTCTTATACCTTGTGCTGTACAAATAAAAGAAGAGGCTGATTACAATATATATTCAGATCATTATCGTTGGCGACCTATTATAGCAATTGAGACAGGACAAATAGTCAATTGGACGCAAGGAACAACTGCCAATGTTCACTATAAAGTATGCGATGATTTTATATGTGATATTACTGATGAAGACCACATCGCCATTGCTTCTTATGACGGCTATGTACCTAAGATTATGTGTCCGGCAGATGAAGGATATGGCGACTACATCATTATGAATATTGATGAAAATGGATTTATTCAAGGATGGAAAAAAGAATTGATTAAACGACTAATACAAGAAGAGGACTGATTATGGAAAGCAACATATCACGAGATCATATTGCGCTTGAAGCAATGAAGTGCATAATGATGACAGCAAAACGCAGAAGAACTTTATGGAATAGAGTTGTAACATTGGTTTTCCCATCCAAAGAGGTTAGTATGATAAACTACAACTCTGAAAAACAGGCTAAAGCCGCTTACCAGATAGCCGATGCGATGATTAAGGAACGTAGTAAGATAAAGGAGGAATAATATGTATTACGAAGTAAAGTTAAAGGTGATGAAACCTAACAAGGAAGGCCTTGAAAAAGAAGTAAAAGAACATTTCATTACAGACTGTTCACTTTTTGCAGAAGCGGAAGCCAAAGGGCTTGAACAGTACGCATCTGATAATATGGAATCTGATGTATTCTCCATTTCACGTTCAAACATCATTGAGATAATCAACGAAAAGACAGAAGACAAACCATTCTTCAAGGCTACCATTGTAGATACTCAGATTGATGAGAACGGCAATGAGAAAGAATTGAAATACTATAATTTGGTTTGCGCAAAGGATTTAAAGGAGGCAAACACTTTGATGGAACAACACCTTTCACAAGGTTTGTCTGATATGAGATTGGATGCGATTGTTAAAACCAAAATAATTGATTTGATTTAGTTATGGAAGAGTTTATTTCAGATTGGTTCATTCCGATGGATTTCGGTAATGATATGCCGGAGGAAGAATCGGACGGTGAGGATAATTTTAATTTTGATTGACATGGAAAAGAAATTTGAACTTACAGACAAGTTTGTATTCAATACTTTTGGAATTAAATTATTCCAAATTAAGTGTACAAAGTCTTTCAAATATGCCAAGGAAGGTGATTTGGGAGGATATGTTGAGAAAGATGAGAACTTAGACCAAGAAAGCAATGCTTGGGTGTACGGCAATGCTTGGGTGTACGGCAATGCTCAGGTGTCCGGCAATGCTTGGGTGTACGGCAATGCTTGGGTGTACGGCGATGCTCGGGTGTCCGGCGATGCTCGGGTGTCCGGCAATGCTTGGGTGTACGGCAATGCTGATATAGAAAATGATAACAATCATTGCGGATTTGATTGTTTCGGTTCATGCAACCGCCACACTCACGCATATTTGACAAAAGATAATAAAGTCGAAATAACTTGTGGGTGTTTTCGTGGCAGCATTGAAGAGTTTGAAAAGAAAGTAGAGAAGACACATTCGGGAAAAATCTACGAGAAACAGTATAAAGCCATCATCAATGCTATTAAAATTAAATTTGGGTTGACTGATTTGATATAGATTAAGTGCATTTGTTTACATGCCTTCCCGGTCTGTGAAGATGGGGCGGGCGAAAATGGTGGTATGGCGGAACAACGAGAGACGCTAAAGTGAAGCTCTTATAGATAGGTTGGTAAGTCAATGTGTTACGGTTAGCCGTAAAAAGAAATTCAAACCACTGAGTTAATAACGGGTAATGCCGAATAGACCGCAATGTCAATGAATAAACTACTTGGTGAAAGTCCAAGAAAAACTCCTATCATGCAGGTGCAAGTCCTGCTACCACCTCATAAATGTGAGCCACACATAAATGGCAAGGGTTAGTAAAGAATGGTTGTGCCCCGGAGAATACGCTTCGGGGCTTTAATTAAAAGAATAACATGAAAACAAAAGAAATTATTTTATCAAAACAAACAATGAGTTCGCTTGAAATTGCCGAACTCACAGGTAAACAACACGCTCATGTTATGAGAGATATTCGTAACATGATAGAAAGCTTGAAGAAATCTAACGAATCCACATCTGGATTGGTTGAAGAAGATTACCATCGAGGAGATAGAACTCAATACAAGTATCTATCTGAATCAACACAAAAGAAATTGTTGAATTTTGCTTTTAGCGTTGGAGGTTCACAATATGTAATTACAGAAGATTCTTATCAAGATGCAAAAGGCGAACAAAGAACATTATACAGCCTTAACAAAAAAGCAAGTATATTGTTAGCGAGTGGTTATGATGTTGTACTTAGAGCAAAGATTATTGATAGATGGGAAGCGTTGGAAACAGGGAAAGCAGAACCAATAATCACTTCGGTAAAAACAGAAGTGAAACAGCCAACCATCTCCGACAAAATGAAAGTAGCTACATGGCTTATAAAGACGCTTAATTTAAACGATACATCTAAATTGATGCTGGCAAAGAGTATAGCTGCACCTCTTGGGTTGCCGACCCCTGATTATACTCCATCACATGGAATACTCAAATCTGCTACTGAATTACTCAAAGAAGCGGGTCTGTCTATCAGCGCACAGGCGTTTAATCAAAGAGCGATTCAGAAAGGTATCTTGTGTGATATTAAAAGGAAATCATCAAAAGGTAGAGATAAGCATTTCAAATCTATAACTGAATCCGGGCTTCCATACGGTGAGAACCAAGTCAACCCTAATAATCCCAAAGAAACACAGCCACTTTGGTATAAAGAGAAATTCAACGAATTGTTGATGTTACTTGGTTTTAAACTTGTTGAAGTGTTATGACATACGAAGAGATGAAATCCAAGGCTTGTGTGGCAAGCAGCCGTAGTAAGCCCAAAAATGAAGAGCATAAAATACAATGTTCTTGTGTTAGATATTTCCGTTTAAAATATCCCCATCTCAGAAATATGCTGTTTGCTGTTCCTAATGCGGCAAGACGTTCTGCAAGGAACGGAGCTTATATGAAAGATGAAGGTATGCTTCCCGGAGTCGCAGACCTGATACTTCTTAAGAGCAATCGTTTCTATGGAGCTTTGTGTGTGGAAATGAAAAAGCCGGGAGAATACCAAAGACCGGTCCAAAAAGAATGGCAAAAGGAATGTGAGGCAAATGGTAACAAATACATCGTTGTTCGGTCATTAGACGAGTTTATTAAAGTGGTGGATAATTATTTGAAAGACATATAATGTATGCTTGATTTTAAATAAATCGCTCTTTGACATTTTGTTTTCAGCTTGTAGAATAATGATGTAAATGTTTTTGGCACTTACGCTTTTTATGTATCATCAAGATACGGAAAACTGTGAAGTTATGCTGTATCTTCGTAAGAGGGGTGTATTTGCACCTCTCTTTTTTTTCTTAAAAATGGCTCTCTAAGTGTCACTTTTGAAAATTATCCGTATATTTGCAGTGCATTGGGTTGTACTTATTAAATTTAGAATTAATCAGAGGATTAAGATATAGAAAGCTGTGTAGGCCACAACCCCCTGCATGGCTTTCGCCTTTTATCTCCGCATGAAGAAGTGCGGTACGTCCTCGAACGAAAAGACTTTATTATGGACAATATTCAGATTTTCAAGAATGAATCGTTCGGTGAAGTTCGTGTAGCCGGAACAAGTGATAAACCTTTATTTTGTCTAGCGGATGTTTGCAAGATACTCGATCTGCAAATTACATCCACTAAGAATAGACTGAAACCGGATGGGGTTAGTTTGATTAAGGTCATAGATTCGCTTGGTAGAACTCAAGAAGCTATTTTTGTAAGTGAATCTAACCTATACAAAGCTATTATGCGTTCAGACAAGCCACAAGCAGAACCTTTTCAAGATTGGGTATGTGGAGAAGTTCTTCCTTCTATCCGAAAGCATGGTATCTATGCTACCGATAACGTTATAGACCAGATACTGAATAATCCGGATTTTGGTATTGAACTTCTCACTAAGCTAAAAGAAGAACGGTCTGCACGTATTGAAGCCGAAAAACAGGTTGCTGTTCTTACCCATGTAAATAAGACCTATACATGTACGGAAGTTGCTAAAGAATTGGGGCTTAAATCGGCAATTGAACTCAATAACCGTTTAAAAGAACTTGGTGTGCAGTACAAGGTTAATCAGACATGGGTTCCATATACCAAATACGCAACCCTTGGCTGGTTTGATATAAAGCAAGAAGTTGCTGACAATGGCCATATTATCTACCATAGAAAGATTACCGGAATTGGCAGGCAAGGTATCATTAATCTTATTAATTCTTAGTTGATATAATAAAGGGGTGCATTCGCATCCCTTATATTCATCTATACATTACGGTACAGCTTATAAATAAGGCTATAACAGACACGATAATAGAAAGTATCCATACGGTCATTTCTAATGCATTTAGACTCAAAATTCTTCTTTTACGTAATTGAAAGGACCATAAATTATGCGGACGGAATATTCAAATCCAGCATTTTGGGCTAATTCTTCGTCATAATTTATAATGTCTATATGAACAGCACCAGTATAATTCCCTTCTAAAAATGATTTCCAACTACCGTTCCATAATGGGGATACACCTCCAACATATAAGTTGAATCCGTTATCATCTGTAAAAGAAGATAAATTGTATTTTTTAGATAAAAGAGCTCTCATTTCGTCTTGTTTGTCAATGGCTTCTTTTTTCGTTTTTGCATTTAGGATAAATATGCAAGCATTAAAATAGCTATTAATACCGTCTGATTGAAAAAGGAAATATACAGAGTTAAAATCTACACCTGCATATTTTATGTTTTTAAAGACTATGTGCTTATTGTCAGAAAGATAGTCTTCTTCCCCATATTTGTTTCTTAATACAGGTAGGGCTTTTTCTCTGGAAATTCCAAAAGGTATTCCGCCAATAGCTGTTATTTGCTCTTTTTTTAAATTGGCTTCCACAATAGAATCAACAACAACCTGTGAAGAATCCATGTTTATATTAAGTGAGTCTTTAGATGTCAAATTGCTATATTCTTGCGCACTTGCAAAGACTGGTACAATAAACATTAATATGATTAGGATCTCTTTCATACTATTTGGTTTTAAGTTCAACATTCACGCTAACTGGGAACTCGTTTCCGCAATGTGGGCATTTGATAGAATGAACGTTTGAGGGAAGCTGCACTTCTTCCGGGGACGCGAATAGCTGCCACATGGGGACGTTGATGGCTTCTGCTATTTTGGTTAATACCTTTATAGAAGGGTTGCCTGATATATGCTGGTTAAGCCCACTTAGGGTTATACCCATTTTCTTAGCTACATCTTGTGTAGTCATTCCTTGTTGTTCTATGGCTTCTCTGATTCTCATATAATTAATGATTAATATTTATAGCAAAGGTAGTAATATTCCCTGTGCAACAAGTTATAGCTTTCATAAATAAAGTTAAAGATAAGATTTCCCTTGTTGTTTTACTTGGTAAAACAAGCTATAACTTGTATCTTTACATCAAATAAAAGAACTAATAACAATTAACTCCTAAATATATGAAACGTTACAATTTATCAGACATAATGAAGAGAGCGCATTACATTTTCAATCATACCTTCAATGCTACATTTAGTTACTGCCTTAAAAAAGCATGGGCTGAAGCTAAGGAAGCAGCAAAGATTAATGAAGAAAACGCCAAGCGTGCAGCCGAATACAAATCGAAGTACGGCAATCGTGACTATAGAAACTACCGTTCCTATTACGGTTCACGCATGGGACGTAATGATTGGAACCGTGATTATCGTAACGATATAAGAACAGCGATAAACCGTTCCGCATCCGTTTGTAACATGAAGTTTTAATTAAGGTTTTACGCTTGTAATATATTGACAATCAATAAGTTAAATAAAGTACAAGTGGATTTATTTTAATATTTATTTCTTGGTCAACTTGTCAATATTTACTAGTTTTACACTGTAAAAAAAAGATACTTACAACATTAAAATTTAAGAGCAATGGATCATATTTTGAATTCAACCGTTGAAATGAGCCAGGCAGAATTGATTCTTCAACTGGCCAAAACCAATGTGGAACAGGAAAACAGGCTAAAATCTACAGAACTAAGGTTAGGCGCGCTAGAAGATGAGGTTAAAAAACTTTCCCGAAAAGCTATTGGTGAATATGGGTGTTCCACTATGTCTGCATACGTGCAGAGGCATAAGCTCCCCATTTATGTAAGTGACATTTCGAAGCTCGGCAATGACGCTACACGTCTGTGTAGGAAAAGGGGGTATCCGGTAAATAAGGTGAACATAGACCGTTTCGGTGTTGTGAACGTTTATCCGGACTTCATATTACAAGAGCTTCTTGATGATTACATAAGAACTACACATCGTCTTAATGGAGCTATAATGAAACCAATATAAACTCATACAATGAAATACAAGGTCTCAAAAAAGGGTTCAAATGTTGTTTTCAAGTTTGAAACTTATAAGCAAGCAGCCGATTTCTGCTATATGTATGTAATGGCAGAGCAGGTGAAAGGAAATAAGTTCCCGGAACTTTCAATAAACAAGGTTAGGGAATAGAATTTAAGAGCAATGGAAGCACGTGTAAGTGTCCTGCCCTAAGTAATTATTAGGGCAGGTTTTGTAAGAAATATTTTGCCACATATAAAACGCGTAAGTGCCGTATGGGGGTTAACCAACGTTCTCATTTATGACGCCCTACCGTCAATTCGGGCGGTAGGTTTAGAGTAATTATCACAGTAAAAACACATCGTTATGAAGATAGAGATAGATTATAATCATTACATGGCAATGCTGAAGGCATTTACGGAATATGCCCAATGCAAAGCAGAATGTTATCGCTTGCAAGCTGAAAACGAAAATTTAAAGCATAAGGTATCAGAACTGAAATCTTGTGGCTCTCATATAGATGAATACGAGGCAGAGAAAGACAATCTGTTTTTTCTTGACTTCTATATGAATTGAGCATTAGATAACTGGTTCTAAGCGTATATTGTGATTTAAAATAATAACTTAATTTATAATTATCATGGAAATAAATTGTAAATACTGCCCTAAAAATGACGGAATGGGCTCGTGTAAGATAGATGATTGTCCTCTACTTCCTATCATACAGGAAATAGAAGAGATGCAGTCTTTTCTTGAAATAACAGCCAGTGATAACCCGAAAGAATTGGTAGATCGTCTGACAGATATAAATGTCTACCTTGCAAGAAGTGGGAAACTTTTGGCGGATGCAAAGGCATATCAAGACCAAGTGACAGCAAACGTATATTCTCAACACATGGAATTCTTGTCACGAGTTCCGGCAACTGTTGCAATTAAGTTCGTTGCAGCTCAAAGTGTGACTGCTAATCAGTTGGTCGTATGGCTAGATCGCATAAATCGAACTCTTGTTCACGCTGGAGACAACATACGTACTCAAATATCATTTGCAAAGCAGGATTTGGCATTACAAAGGAAAGGATATTAGAAAAAAAGTTAATCACGGAAAAATAATAGTTATAAAGTGATTGTTTTTACTTCACTTTTATTAGCTTTACACCGTGAAAATAATGAATGCGATTGGTGGAACTCTCGTATGATAAAGATATAATTTAGCTCTGTATGAGTAGTTGTTTCCGAGTTCCACAAATAGAAACAATGAAAATATAGAGCTTATTTTATTTCTATCGTAATATCCTTTTGGTATAATAAAACACTTCTGTAGTAGATATGGACATTATTTGAAAGATATATGACTTATATAGAACTGATTAATTGGTTTTGGTCTCTTGACGAAGACTGGGAATTTACCTGCTGTGAAACGAGGCTTTATTTTTACTTGCTAAAAACAGCGAATCGTTTAGGCTGGGTGGATAGCTGGACGCGTAGTGATACAAAGGTATCATCTGACGTGGGAGTGTCGGTCAACTCAATGAAATCAGCACGTAACAGATTAGTTCAGGCGGGTCTTATCACATTCAAATCAGGCGGAAAAGGGCAACGTGATAAAACAAGGTATCAGATTAGCTATCAAAATTTGACACCTAAAGTTGAACCTAAAGTGAAACCTAACCTTATACCTAACCATGAACCTAAAGTTGAACCTAAACCCTTACAGTATAATGTACGCGCATTAGACAAAGATAAAGACAAAGATAATTATCTCTCTCTCCCGCGCGCGTATGAGGAAATTCCGACTGGGATTTTTGAAAAAGGGTTGGATGAGTGTTATGAAGAATTGAAGTCGAATAGTTCATGGATGGAAGCTGTCTGCATGAATACTCGTTTATGCGGGTATAAGGATTTCGCACCTCCTGATTTTTATGATTATTTGGAGAAGTTCTTTATGAAACTCCAAAACGAGGGAGAAACGGTTAAATCACCCCAAGATGCAAAATCGCATTTTGCTCGATGGCTGAAAATTGAACTTGAAAAAAAGAAAAAAGATGAAATCACCCGAAAAGATAGGCGAATTAATTCCTATACCATCGCCAAAACAGATGGAGGAAGCTCAATCACACCACCTGAATCCTTTGAGTTCTGAAGGAAAGGATGACCAATTCAATTTCTTGTATGGCGGCAAGAAAGGAATGATGTCAAAAGAAGAAATTGAAAAATTTTGGAAGGGAGGATTTGTTATGTCACTGCAACAAGTATCTCCTAATTTTGTAATTGATGAACGAAACAGAAATCTTATAGGCGCGATTTATACATGGATTTGGTCTAATCTTGGAAGGTTCCCTCCAGGGGTACTTGACCCACATAAAGGCTTACTTCTGTGGGGTGAGATAGGGACCGGTAAGACAACACTTCTGAAAGGAATACAAAGATATTTGGCTACTATTAATCAAATTGCTTATGGATTCAGAGCCTCCAATATATGTATTGAAATACGATCTGCCGCAGAAATAGCATTACGATATTCTATTGACGGAATTAATGCTCTTGACTATTGGACGGATCGTAACATGGCAGGCAATCTAGCTATTGATGAGATAGGTCGTGAAGAATTATCCAAACATTTCGGGACATCGTGCAATGTGGTCCAGACTGTATTGCAATTACGTTATGAGCAACGTCATAACATCCTTACTCTTGGAAGTACAAACATGGATATGGCACATCCTGATGAATTTCGAGAGAGATATGGAGATTATATTATGGACAGGGCGAAAGAGATGTTCAACTTTGTTAAAGTTGGAGGAGGTAGCAGAAGACGATAACATCACATTGAAGTATGCCAAAGAAAGTCAAACCGGAAATTGTATATGTCAAATGCCGGAATTGCAAGAATGCCTCGGACTTCGGGGATAATTCTGCGTATTGTAAGGCTAAAGGGCATAGAGTGTGTGCCTGTGACAGATATGGGCAAATTTGCAACAGTTTTCTAAAGAAAGAATTATAACGAAAAAGGAGAAATTTATGAATACTGAGACGCAGAGAAAGATACGTGAATGGGAAGCGGAACGCGACAGAAACCTGCGCATACACTGCCCTCTTGTAGCTGCCAAATTCCAAAGGTGGATTGACAAAATTAATAAAAAGGAGAACGGAAGTATTAACCGCATGAAAGGAAATGTAAAGTGAAAATATACAATTATGAAACCAAAGAAAAAAATAATAGATGCCGCCATAGCCAATGGTAGCATAGATAGATTGAATATGCTGCTTTCAGCCGCTCACCTGTTGAATTGCGAAGCCAATAACTTAGTAGAGGAAGCGAGCGATTTAATGGCAGAGAACTCCCTTCTGCTTGGAGATTTAAAAAAGTTGCACAATGACTTCGTAAAAGTTGCCGATAAGTATTTCAAGGAGTTCTCCACCCTCATTACTACTGATACCGCCAAGATGGATATGTTCTCTGACCTTGATGGGTTTGATAAGGCATTCAGAGAGTGGGCTAAAGTACCGTCAGAGTGGAAACCTGGAGAAGTTTGTAGGAACCATTAATTAAAAGTAATACAGAAACAAGGAAGAATTATGAAAAGAGAATTAACACCTGAGAATATTCAGGAACTGAAAGAGAATCAAATATTCGTTTTTGGAAGCAATATGAACGGCAATCACGCCGGAGGTGCAGCTAGATTGGCAGTTGAGAAGTTTGGCGCAATTATGGGGCAGGCAGAAGGAATACAAGGTCAGTCCTATGCCATTCCTACGCTGGACAAGGATATGCAGAAAGTTACCGAAGAAGAGCTGGTCGTATTTTTAGGGAACTTCGGGAATTACGCTAACGAGCATCCGGAAAAGGAATTCCTCCTAACTGCCATTGGCACCGGGATAGCCGGATTTGACGCCAGCTACATGGCGTACATGGTACTTAGGGCAAACCTGCCGGATAACGTTACCTTACCAAAGGAATTTGTCAAAATCAAAGGCTACAAAGGTTTTAACCCCGATTTGACATGTAGGGATTTCCAATACGAAGAAGGTAAGGACTATGAAGAAACAGGCGATATAATGGCTTGCGGTAACGGATTTCACTTCTGCCTCCATCCGTTGGACGTGTTCGGTTACTATCCACCTGCCGAAGTTGGTATGAATAAGTTTCACGAGGTTGAGGGAACTGGCGATATGGACGTAGATACGGATGATACGAAAATTGCTTGCTCAAAAATCCACATAGGAGCGGAACTAAGTATTAAGAGTATTGTAGACGCGGCCGTTAAGTTTACGTTTGAAAAATGCAAGTGGAAGAAGGGTAAGACAGCCACAGGCGACCAAGGTGCAGCATCAGCCACAGGCGACCAAGGTGCAGCATCAGCCACCGGCTACTATGGTGCAGCATCAGCCACAGGCTACCAAGGTGCAGCGTCAGCCACAGGCTTCCAAGGTGCAGCATCAGCCACCGGCTACTATGGTGCAGCATCAGCCACAGGCTACCAAGGTGCAGCATCAGCCACAGGCTACCAAGGTGCAGCATCAGCCACAGGCGACCAAGGTGCAGCATCAGCCACAGGCTACTATGGTGCAGCATCAGCCACCGGCTACCGAGGTGCAGCATCAGCCACAGGCGACCGAGGTGCAGCATCAGCCACAGGCGACCAAGGTGCAGCGTCAGCC